TTGGTATTCTCTAAAAGATATCGAAGAAACCAAAAAATTCTATGCGGAAAGGTATGCAGCCAAATATGAACAACCTCAAGCATACGCTTATGCCATTTGTCTGAAAGACGACAATTTTCCAATAGGATATGTTAAAGTTGATATGGAAGAGCACCATGATTTTGGTTATGGGCTCCGTAAAGAATTTTGGCACAGAGGTATCGCTTCGGAGGCTGGCAAGGCTGTTGTCGAACAAGTAAAGAAAGATGGATTACCGTACATTACTGCCACACATGACAGGAACAATCCAAGAAGCGGTAATGTAATGCAGGCTTGCGGTATGAAATACTGCTA